CGATTTCGTCAGCAGGGATGCCGAGTGCTTTGTCGATTGCCCACTTGCGGATCGCTGCCACGTGCGAAGGACTTGGGTTGATACTCCGAAAGCTGAACGGCGCACCCCTGTTGACACGCACGCCATTGACGCCGTATTCAACGAACTTCCAGTAGCTGGCCATCTCCATCGCAACCTGCGCGACCTTCTGCTCAACAGGCAACTCCGCGAAGCCTACCGACTGCCGTAGGTTGAGCGTAGCTTTGGCGTCAACGCCATCGATACCCTCAACAGTCAACTTGATGACATCCTGCATCCACCTGATCAACGCGGCGTTCACGTCAGGAGACCGAGACAGGCTGAACTCCTTGGTGACGTCAGCGCCGACGCCAAGTAGGTCGCCTTCTATCTCCGTGGTAAACTTCATGCAGGTAAATATCGCAACGCCGAAATCTATGCACTACGGCATCGCCTTCATCAGCAACAGTGCGTTCATGAACTCCCTCGCCGGCATGTTGAATACCTGGTCCATGCGCAGAGGATCTTTCCCGGCCATCCTGTAGACCACGCCAACCCAGCCGTAGTTCGGCTTTTTTACACCTTGGCCGTTGTCGTCGTCATCTCCTGATCCGTCAAAGACCTCCGCATAATCGTCAACAAAGGCTCTGAAAGCTGCAAAAAAAAAGCGGCATATCCCCAAACGTCACCCATCTTCATCTGCAACATCACCTCTGCGCGCTGCTTATGACCCTTGCCGTCATATGCCTTCGGCCACCACTTCCACACCCTGCACTCCCTCGAAAGCGTCGCCAATATCAGGTGCAAGTTGTCAATCACCCCCTGCTCGCTCGTCATGTCGTAGGAATACAACTCAACCAACTGCCCTGCGCTGATTTCGTCGATGAACCACTCAAATTGATACCACTTTCCGGAAACCTTGGCGTGACGCTTAGCCGCCAGTGACGATAGCGATTTGCTCGCCGCGTTGATTTCGCCGTAGCGTTTGTTGACCTCCGCAATCGTCATCTTCTTGACCTGCTCGATCGGGATGCCGTCAAGAACGGCGATGACGCCGATCTTCTTGTCGCTGGTCGTGTAGATGCTGTTGGCCTCAATAGACACAATGCGCTGGAACTGGTCGACGGTGATTTTGTTGAGGATGCTCATATTGTATAGTTTGCTCCGTTGTTTGTGAAGTGCCTGAATAAAACGGACTCTCCGTTGTACGTTAGCGCATTTTTGCCAACACTCCAAAACGAACCCGATGGCATCGCCGAGCCGTGGTTGTGAAGGTGAAACGTGTACTGCATTTTCTTTACGCTATATCCGCCTGTGTTGATTAGATACGACATAAGCCACTGTTGCTTCGCGTAATGTTGGAAACACCCAGCAAACTCCTGCCAGTGCGACCTGTACTGATCGTAAAGCTTGCGCCACGTCGCTACATTGGCAGCGATACACCCTGTATTGAAGACAGGCGTCCGCCATGTTTTTTCGTCCTGCATGCCTGCCCATGGCTTGCCTGTAAATCCAAGGTTGTGCGCCTCCTGCAACAACGTCTGCCCCTCAAATTGATTCGCGCCGACCATCACATCGCCATCGCCTAACTTTTCCAACGCCCCACGCTCCTTGTCGCTCATCCCGCGTTGCACAAACATATCGCCATCGGTGAAGACCACAACGTCGCTCTCCTCAAGCTGCAATCCGTCAGCGTTGAGCCAATCGCCATGTTGCACGCAGGCATTTTGCGCTGGCGCACCAATGGCATCCTGACGCAATCGGTAGCACTCGATGTTCAGTTCAGGCAGTTGACCGTTGCCCACGAAAATCAGCATGTTGCGGTCAAAGTTGCTGTTCAGCTTGATGCTGTTCAGGTAGGCCGTGATTTTTGGCATATATGAGGCGTTTGCCCCTGTTGCAAGTATTATCATATTTTTTGTGCTGTTTTAATGGCTTCCGCGATTGTGACGTCCATGTCCATGTAGCGATACGTCCCAAGCCTTCCGGCGAAGGTCACCGATGGCAGCTGCTCCGCCATCGCCAGGTATTGATTCAAGACCGCCTGATCTTCAGCTAATCTGACCGGGTAGTAGGGGATGTCACCCCTGCGCCACTCGTGGCTGTACTCGTAAGTGACGATTGTACTGTCGTGATTCTCCCAAGGCGTAAAGTGCTTATGCTCCACACTCCGCGTGTACGGCGTGGCAATGTCTGGGTAGTTGACTGTGTGGCAGCCTTGCATGTCGCCCTCGCCAAGCTCATGGCGGAAGGTCAGCGTGCGATATGCCAACTCCCCAAGCTCGTAGTCGAAGAAGCTGTCAATCGTGCCAGTCCAAACGATGTGATCGTACTGCCTCAGCCTGTCGAATGGTGTGGATAGATGCAGGTCGATATTAGGGTGGTCAAGGATGCGCTCTACCATCGCCGTGTAGCCGTCTTCGGGGATGCCTTGGTACTTGTGGTAGAAATAATTGTCATCGTGACTTAGACGCACTGGCAGGCGCTTAAAAACGGAAACAGGCAGCGTGCGCGGATCACGCCCCCACTGCTTCTGCGTATAGCCCTTGAAGAACATGTTGTAAAGCGTCGTGCCGATTGCCGCCTCCGCTGCTTCCTCGAAATTCTGCGGCTCAATGTCGCGCCGCTCGGTGTCGATTAGTCGCTTGGCCTCGCTCGGTGTCAGCGCGTGATCCCAGACTTGGCACATCGTCATCAGGTTGACCGGGAACGAATAGTGCTTGTCCTTCACCCTCGCGATGACCTTGAGCCGCACGTCGCGCATCGTAGTAAAGCGGTTGACGTACTGCCAGACTTGTTCATTATCCGTGTGGAAGATATGCGGGCCGTAGGCGTGAACCATGATGCCATGCCGCCGCTCTGTGTGGCAGTTGCCAGCGACGTGGCTGCGCTCGTCGTAGATGGTCACGCGGTGACCACGCTCGGCAAGTTCGCGAGCGATGACGCTGCCTGTCAGTCCTGCCCCTGCGATGCCGTAGTGCTTCATACCTCAAAGATACTACATGATGACATAGCGACCTCCAGCGTTGGCGGATAGCTTGTTGAGTGCAACGTAGCGGATCGCGTCAATGGCGTGGTTGTAGCGGTCTATCGGCACACCAAGCGACGCGCCCGTGCGATCCGTGTCCCAAGTGTAGTTCCTCAACTCCTTGATCAGGTTCGTCGATTCACGCGTCACCAGTAGAGGCTGCCGCTTCAGGATGTCGATGCTGTTCCTGATGCTGTCTGCGCCCTTCGTTGCCGGGTGTATGTTGAAGCCAAGGCGATGCACCTCTTCGATGCTCTTCGGCTCTGCACTGTCAGCAATAATCGGCCACGACCTGCCAATGCCCAGCTTGCGTAGGTGTTCAGCAATGTCTTGATTGGTGAGGCCGTTTTGGTAGATCAATTCATGCAGGAGAATAGCACTGCCACGCTTGTAAACGGCCACCACCGCCGTAGGGTCATTCGTGTATCCCCAGTCCAAGCCAATGGCGACCAGCTTGTCACCAGCAAAGTCGATGCCGTCAACCTGCTGCCAATCGTCAAAGACCACGCCCTGCAATGATCCGACCTCACCCAAGCCGTAGACCTTCCACCAGTTCGCCCAGTACGTCGATGTCGCCGCCTTGACCTGCGCCGCTTCGATGTCGTCGCGGATCGTCGCCGGCAGCGCCTCATTGTCGCGGTACGTCAGCACAAGCAACTCACTGTCTTGCTCGGCAAGTACCTCCGTGTGCGCCCAGAACTCCGACACCGGGTTGAAGTCGATGTAGATGGCTTCGCTTGTTCGGATGGCCAGCTGATGGTACGCCTCAAACTCGATGTTGTTGGCCTCGTTGATGTATAGCACCTGCCGCCGTGCGCCGCGTAACTTAGCCTCCTGGTCTGCGCTGAAGAACTCAATCGTGCTGCCGTTGGCGAAGGTGTAGGTTAGCAGCGTCTTGTTCCAGCCTTCGTCACGCCAGCGGTTCGTCCACTGCATGACCTTGCCAAAGTCCTTCATCGCACCACGTCGCAGGTGCGGGATTGATTCAGATACGACGCTGATCTCGGTCTTGGCCTTGGCTGCTATGTGGATCAGGACTGCCAGTATCGCGTAGGTCTTGCCCGCACTCGTTCCGCCTTGGATGACTTTCTTGCGTGCCGTCATCCGCCTGATGCGCTTTATCGCGGTGGTGTGATGAAATGCCATTTGTAACCGAGGTGGGGTTCGAACCCACGTTTACAACTTCTGTTTACGGTCGGGGTGCGCACTCCCTAATTGTCGTTTTACCACTTAAACTACTTCGGTTTTTTCTAATATTATTTTCTCCCCAATTTCTCCCTTCAGCTTCTCAATATAGACTACAGCATCCATCAGTTCTTCCTGAAGGTGTTGCAGCCATTGCAGTGGAGAAAGGTCATCGCGCTCCATGGTCGTGCCGTACTTCGACTTGCCCTTTTCTGCTCTTGTCCTTAACTGGACAACAACGGCTTCAGTTATTGCGTCAGTCATTGAATAGCGGCTGTTCGATTTTGACTTCAGCTTGTGTCTTATCAGCCAAGCCGTTGAGGCGCTGCGTGATGCTCGTATTGTAGATGCCAGTCATGCCGCCCCTGATTTGGTCAGCGCGGATCGTGGTCTTGATGCGCGTACAGATTTCCACAAATTTGTCGTATCTCCCATCCGGATTGGTGAAGTATTGGTCGATGCTCTTGCCGATTCCCTGCTCATAGCAATAGACTTGAAAGCCCTCAAACGTCAGTGGGTTCTCACGCTCACGATGCACTTTATCGGCCTTGACGCCAACATAGTCTTCAACCAGTACAGGTGTTGCCTTCGCTTTCTTGCAATAGTCGGAAAACGCCTCCCACATTTCGTCAGGCGTTTCAAAACTCGGTGGTCTGCCTGCTTTATTCATGCCTCCATGTTTGTAACAATGTCAATGATCTTTTCTACCACCGCGACCTTGGCGTGCATCGCGTTGGGTGCTGTACTGTCTTCGAGCGAATCGAGGACGTTTGACAGGTTTGTCAACAAATGTCCACGATCCTGCCAGTCCAATGCTCGCGCGTCCTGTTCGATTGTGATGTCGGGTTGTGTCTGCATGTTAGTCTTCGTTTAGTTCGCCCAGTTCTCGAAGCTTGTTTCTGCTCCAGCCGAGCGCAGCCTTGCCGCCCCATAGCAGGTAGCTGATGTAACCACAGTCGCTCGTTGAGTCTGCGTTGTCGTAGTATGTTTCCGCGCGTGATAGGTAACTGTGCATCCGCTTGATTGTTTCAAGGCTCACCCCCTCACCATTTGCAAGTTGCTGCGCTCTGACCTTGCCGGTCTGCGTTGCGCACTTGTTGCCGTTGCGCTCGTTCAGCTCAATGCCGCGCTTGGCGTTGTTGCGCACACCCTCGCCGTAGTCAGCGTAGGTGTCAGCAAAGGTGCTGCGGTCTGCCTCCCATTGCCTCGCGCAAACGAGGTAGCGCTGCTGCTGGCTTGGGAACTCGCTGACAGTTTTGTCGTCACCCATGCATCGCTGGATGAAGTCCGTTTTGCTTTCGCTGGATGTTGGTGTCGGTAGTGGCATAATGGTAAATATCATTCAGTCGCAAATCGTGCGCGAGAGTCCATTGCGGCTGCCATCATCTCCTGCAAGCGGGAAACGGCGCATGATCCACACCACCAGTTCGTCCGTCCGTAGCCGTTGGCGTTGGCGACGTTCTCCAGCATCGACACCTCGCCCGGTGAGAGCGACATCGTCTGC